TGAAAGGAAGAGAATACTCATTAGGAAAGAATGGGTTGAAGCTAAAGAAATGATAACAACTCACCACGATGCAGACGGACTCTCCGCAGCTTATCTTTATACTTTAGCTAACGGAGAAGATACAGTAGAAATAAGAGACTTTGGAAATATAGCAGAGGGTTCTACTGTTGTTTTGGATATGCATCCAAGTCCTTCCTTTGAGGGACTCGTTATAGACCATCATCCTAATCATCCAAGCGAACGGCAGTATGAATTGATTTTCGATAATACTCCGACAGCCGTGATTGTCTTCAAGAATTACAAGGACAAGATTCCCACAGAAAAATGGTGGATAGTTGCGGTTGGAGCAGTTGGAGATATGGAACCCTATTCAATTCCTTCAGAAGTGTGGGATACTTGTCCTCTCTTGAAGACAAGGCACACGAAGTTCTATGGCTATAAGAACGTCCCATTTCATTTGCGACTGTATCACCTTTTGTCATCTGGCGTAAATGCTCTTTGCAGATTAGGACAGGAATTTGATGCGTGGGATGTTCTTGAGGAAGCACAGTCTCCGATTGACGTCATTAACGACCCAAGATGCTTGGAAGCTAAACAACTATTGAAACAAAGGGTTAATTCAATCCTTCAGGAGTTAGAACTCGTTGAGTGGAATGACGTATTGATAGGTCAGATATCCTCTGATATTGCGGTGGAAGGAAGAATAGCCACTCAATTATCAAGGAACATGCAAGAGACTATTCTCATTCAGAATACCGAGACGGGAGCATTCTCCATTCGAGGAGACCTCTCTACTTGGTTAGAGGAGAAACTCAAAGCCAAAGCCGAAGAAAAGAAGATTGAATTGATAGTTGGAGGACATGCAGAAGCAAAGGGAGGAACTATAACTCCTCCTTCTCTTTCTATTTTATCTTTGCTGGAGTAGTGGAAATGTTTAAGTTTGGCTCAAAAGTGGTTGACGAATTAGTTGACGGAGGATTGACGCAAAATGAAATGCTCTTCCTCTTCGGCGGTCCCAACTCAGGCAAGTCCTTATTAGCGTATCAATTAGCGTGTCAGCAGAACAGCGTGATAATCAATACTGAGATAGGAGACCCTAAAGCATTCACCACTTTCCTCCAGCCTCGATTCGGAGAGAAGTTCCATCAGCCATTTCAGTTAAACTGTCGCTCTCTTTATTCTTTAGGAAATGCACTGGGCTTAAACATTCAGCTGATAACGAAAGGAAGTGAGGGTAAAGCGGGTAAAGTTGAGAGTAATATTTCTGCCACAGAGAGATTTCCCGTCCTTGAATATATCAAACAGCACAAGTCTCAAGTCTTGGTGCTTGATTCAATAACCACACCTATCAAAGGAGCAATAGGAAGTGCACGTCAGAACTTCGGTGCCAGAGCTGATGTCATCTCACGAATACTTGGTCAACTCTCCCTAATTCTTGATGAGACAGACGTCGCCATTATAGTGGTTTCGCATCAGTCTCAAGATAAAGCGAATAAGTTTGATGAGGGGAGAATCTGGGGAGGAGACACTCTGGCTTACAACGCCAAGTATGTCCTCCAAATGCGAACTCCCTCATTTAAGGTTGAGACAGACGAAAAGACACTCTATAAGCAGATAAGAAGAAGACGATATTTAGGCAAGCTGGAGAGTAAATGGCATCAACTACCTCTAAAGAAGGATTATGGTTTTGTATAATTCGAGTGATGAACGATGTGAGGTAATTGGAATGAAAGTTGATTTGGAAAAGGTGAGTGCTGCCATCGGCACAGTCATTACTTCTAAAGAAAAGACAAGTTCAGCTAAGAAATTAGCAGAGTCTATTCTTTCGAGATTGAAGAAAACCAATCCCACAATTGCAAGAGCAGCATTACTTCTCTGTTTGGAAGAACTCACAAATGACCTTGATATAGAGACGAAAAACAACGCAATAGATAATTTCTTAGAGGAACTAATAGAAGAGTTGTTTGAGGGGGATGAGGCATTAGACGAGCTTTTCACTTTTGATGATATTCCTGACGTGACTCCTCCTTCTAATTCTACTCCTAAACCAGACCCAATGTATTATAGATGAGCGAGGTTATAGTTGATACAAGAGAGCCCAAGCATGTATATGAAATAGCAGTTCAAACTCTTAAGGATATTGAGGTCAGGCGAAGCAAACTTGAAGTGGGGGACATTCAATACGAGGACATCATAATTGAGAGGAAGACTCCATCTGATTTCATCACCTCTGCAAGACGCCCCTCATTTTGGACAAATTTATATGTAATGAAAACTAATTATGCTCATCCCTTCTTATTTCTTGATGGTGATGAATTCAGTTGGAGAGAAGTAATCTCACGACGAGGCATAACGAATTCAATGGTAGAAGGCTCAAAGATTTCAGTTATGATGATGGGTATTCCTATCGTTGAGTTTGCGAAGCTGAATAGCGCATTCAAATATCTCGCTATGATGATAGAAAAGAAACAGAAAGTCTCACCGCCAAGAACAGCCGATTTGAGAGTATCTAAAACTAATGCTAATTTACATTCATTGCGAATCGCATGTTTAATGTGCGTGCCCCGTGTCGGTAATGTTACAGCTGAGAACCTCCTAAAGGAATCCAAGAGCCTCTTCAAGGTCATAGAGGAATCGAGAGAAGCAGACACTCCCGTCAAGAAGCGCATTCATGAATTCTTTTACGAGGAAGATGATAGAGCTGGAATTTCCAAAGGATAAAATCAGACATTATGTTATTCATGGAGATTGTCGTAAAATACTTCCCTTATTGCCTAATGACTTCGTAGATTTAATTCTAACCGATCCACCCTTTAACATCTCACAAGAGACAACCCTCAATATGGATAATCGGAAGTATTCATTAGATTTTGGTCAATGGGACAAGAATGAGATATTCCCAGAGGATTGGATTCCTCTTGCTTTGCCAGTATTAAAAGAACAGAGTGGCGTTCTCATAACATTCACGGGTAAGCGATTAGCTGAGCGAACAATGCAGGTGATAGAGAAGGAAGGAAGCCATATTCGTAATATCGGTGTATGGATATCTCCTATTTATGTTCCTATGTTTAGGAGCGACGTTTGGAGTAGTGCATCTATGTGTTTCGTAATTGCAACCCGTCAGAAAGGAAATAAACACCACTTCAATAACCTACTGAAGGAACATCCTGATTATATTATCGCACCTCATGCTACTGGGAGTGAGCGTAAACGGTATAATCATCCCACTCTCAAGCCCCGCAAAGTGATAAGAGAACTCATGGAGTATTGGAGCTTTCCCGGCGATGTAGTCTTAGACCCGTTTGCGGGAATGTTCACTACGAATGTGGTAGCGGAGTCTCTTGGAAGGAATTCAATAGCAATAGAGAAAGATTTGACTTATTATAAATTGGGATTGAAAAGATTAAAGGAAGAAGTAAAGAAGGGAAAATTGTTTACCAATTCAGGTGAGGTGAAAGAGATAAAATGCTAAAGAGGATATTTTCGTTTTCAAAGTATTTAATGCCGAGAAAAACAAAAGAGTATCTCCAATCAATTCAAGAGTTAGTCTTGAAGATACAAGAAAGCGTGGACGGTCTCGAGCATTTAGGAGGGAATGAACATCCATCAAAGACATCTAAGAGAATTAAGGAAATAGAGGAGCGCGCTGATAGGATAGTTCATGATTTGAACACGACACTTCTTTATGACTACACAAGAGTAACAGAGGAAAAAGGAGATATTCAAGTATTTCTGCATAATCTCGACGATATTATTGACAATATAGAGGGTGCTGCTTGGAGAATATCAAATACAGAACCGAACACACTAGCATTGCAGATGAGGGATAATTTCATTCCTCTGTTTAAATCAACTGTTAGGGATATCTCGCTCGCTGTTTACTTCCTTTACGACGTTTCGATGAATCAAGATGAACTCAGCTTTTATATCAAAGACATCAATCGCAACGAGAATAGAGGAGATGAATTATATAGAGATTGGCTTCTGCGCTTAGTTAGACGAAACTTTAGAGATGAAGGCGAACGAGTGCTTCTTTTAGAAATACTCGAGAGGTTAGAACAAGTCTTAGACTCAGCTGAAGACGTTGCTGATAATTTAGGAACGTTCATGGTAAAGGGTGGAATATAACTATGCTCTAATATAGAATATAGATTGAGATAAGAAATATGTTAAGAATAGATGAAGACAGAATAGAAGAGGAATTAGCAAAAGTAAAGAAAGCAACGAAGTTAGATGAACTGAAAGAAGCTATTGTTCCTCTTATTCGTGTCATTATTGAAGAAATAAAATACGCAGATTGTGAAGACTGGATATATTCGCTACATTAAAAGGTGAATTGATTGTATGATAGAGGAAGAAAATGAACATGTGTTGAGATATGAGACTTCTTCTTTAACTGTTGTAATTTCTGTAACAAACAGATCTGACTCAAGAGACCTTAAACGAAAAGTGTTCAGTCTGTTAGAAATCCTCGATAGACAAATAAAAGACTTTTTTCAAGAAGGTCCTTTAGAAACTGAAGAATGAAGACGGCAGAAGGAAAGACAATCGAAATATACGGCGTCCGAATTACTGTCTTTAAGAGTGGAGATGTATATATCTCGACCGAAGGCGACGTCCATGTTGTAAAAGCTCGTGCCGTAATCACAGACAAGATAATGTCTTTAGAATGAATTACGGATTATTCTATTACATTCCTCACGGTTATTATCGAAGGATAGCAAAGGCAGACCTTAAACAATTTCCAGTCTATTCGTCTTCTGAAATTACGAAATACCTAGTGAAAAAAGAACCTCTTTACGGAAGCATCAGTATGTTTCAAGATAGGCGAACATTCCCCTTGTATCTCTTTTATGATTTCGATTGCGAAAAGAATACAGCAGAACGGGAGATAAGAAAGCTTGAAGATTTTGCTAAACATCACAAACTCTCATTTACCATAGCAGAACCGAAGAGAGGTTATCATTTCTACATTCACCTCTCACCCGTTGCAATGGATTCTAATGTGTTTCGATGCATTTCCGATTATGTTATAGATTCTGTTGGCGTTAAGCACTATGACGATATCACCGATGGCATAGTAAATGGTTTGGCACGTCTTCCAGGCAGTTATTATCCAGAATTGAATCGCCGAGTAAGAATCATAAAACAAAGAATAACCAAGTTTGTGAATCCGTTTGATTTGCTCAATGGAGAAGAGATTCACGTCTTTCATTCTATTCCTCAAGACATTCCTCAAGAACTCTATCGTCCTTGCATTGAATATTTCATTAAGGAGAGACATCCTTCACAGTTCATAAGGTTTGGGTGGGCAGCATTAAGAATAGCTCAGGGCAAGAGTGATACAGAGATGATTGAGGAGGCAAAGAGTTATTGCTGGGAAGACTGGGATGAGGAGATGACAGCGTATCAAATTAACCAGATACGGAACAAAAATTATAAAATTCCTTCGTGTGGCACTATTAGGAAACAGGGATATTGCATTCCTAAATTATGTAAGTGGAGAAAGCACAAATGTTAGAATGTCCAGTTTGTGGTTCGGAATTAGTAAGATTGGACTGTGGCTATTTTTATTGTCCATTTTGTTATAGCCTTTACTTTATCAAGCTTCCTGAACAGAAATGAAGCACACGATAATTTGTGGACACGTATTGGATGTCCTAAAGAAGTTGCCTGACGAAAGTGTGGATGCTGTTATCACTTCTCCGCCTTATTGGGGCGGATTAAGGGATTATGGAGAGGAAACTTGCACGATTTGGGATGGAGACCCCGCCTGCAAGCACGAATGGGCAGAATGTTCTCAAAAGTTTAGTAAGCCTCATCACGGTGTAAGCTCAAATACACTTAAAATCGCATCAGTTACAAAAGATGCAGAGAACAAAAGTTTTTCAAGTGGGGAATTTTGCAAGCGCTGTGGAGCGTGGCGAGGACAACTTGGACATGAGCCTTCTCTAAATTTATATATCGAACATTTATTAGAGATAATGCAAGAGGTGAAGCGAGTCCTAAAGAAGACGGGCGTTATATTTTGGAATATGGGGGACTGTTATTCAAATCAAAACACAATATTGAAAGAGTATTCCATAGAAGATGATTGGTTGAGATTGCTCGGATGGATTTATACAGATGGAACGGTTTTAAGAAATGGAAGTAGAATTTGTATTTATCAATCAAAACAACAATATATTCCGGAAATAGAATCATTACTAAATAGACTTGGTTTAAGGTATACTAAACATGGACCTCATAAAGGAAATTTTATGTTTTATATTTTAGCTGAAGATAGCAGAAAAATAAATAAAAAGTTAAGTTTAAACGGCAAAAAAATATTGCCTGAGTGGCTTTATTTTTGTTCAAGAAGACAAATAATAGTTTTGTTAGAGGCTATAATAAATGGTGATGGAAGTAGAAGAAAGTATGATACTCCTATTTATGGAACAAAAGAAAGATTAGAACCTTTAAGAGAACTATTGGAGAGTAAAGATATAAGTTGTAGATTATATCAAAATAAAAGAGGGGATTGGATATTACAAATTCATCAAGAATTATGGAATCCGAAATATATAAAAGAAAGGTCTCTTTGTCTCCAAAATGAAAGATTTATTATCAGGTGTGTAGATGAATTAGGATTTATTCTTAGGGATCGTATAATTTGGACGAAGAGGTTGTGGATTTCTAAGACTAATTCAACTATTGGCTCAAGTATGCCAACATCTGCGAAAGATAGATGTTCCTTTTCTTACGAACCCGTTTATGTTTTAACAAAGAGTCCTCGGTATTACTGGGACCAAGATGCAATTAGAACTCCTCTCAAAGCAGCAACAAAAGAACGAGTTAAACATGCTTTCAATCCAACGAAGGGAGATATTCAAGGGGCTGTTAAACACACAGGAGCACAGCACTTTGCAGAACGAGTTAATCGAGGAGAATTGACTGGTGCTAATCGTCCTAACGTGTGGTTCATTAATCTTGAGCCATCCTCTCTTCCCCATTACGCTGCGTTTCCGACGACTCTTGTATCTTCCTGTCTTCTCGCTGGATGTCCTCGATATATTTGTAAGAAGTGTGGACGACCAAGACGAAGGATTACAGATAAGAATTATTTACCTACAAGACTTGGATTGAATACTGGTAAAGGTAAGAGTGGAACCGACTCAGATCCAAATAAATCGCTTCATCAACGAGACATTTCGAGGTATCGGATGCAAATTCAGTATAAAACTCTCGGCTGGACAGATTGTGATTGCAATGCAGGATACGATAGCGGAGTTGTAATGGATATCTTCGCAGGAACCGGGACAGTCGGAGTTGTTGCTGAGCAAATGGGTTTCAATAGTATTCAAATAGACTTAAACAAAGAATATTGTGAGATAGCATATCAGAGACTCAAGCCTTTAGTTGCACAGACGAAATTAGGGAGAGAGCCTTCCGTGATAGAGAAGATAGGATTTTAAGGAATTATGCCAAGGACACTACTCCAATTCCTTATGAGATGCACATAAATAAGCAATATGCAAATTTCTTACTAAAGCCTATATAAAACTATGTCTGAAATGAAAAGTTTTGTTCTGTGCTAAATATATGCAAATGAGAGAACTCCAAGATGACTGGAGAAACTGATTGGGATAAATTATATCGAAGGCTAATAAATAGCAAATATCACTATTTTCACACAGAACAAGGAGTGATGCTTCTCGGGGACTGTATTGAAATCATGAAGACCTTGCCCGATAAATGTGTAGATTTAATATTGACGGACCCTCCTTACGCATTAGGAAAGCAATACGATAATTATGAGGATACCAAAGAGAACCTCAAGTCTCTCATTCGGGAATTCATGCCACAAGCTAAACGAGTAGCAAAGGTTGTCCTGCTCACCTGTGGTATCACTAACATTTCTCTTTATCCAGAGCCATATTGGATTCTCGCTTGGATATATAAGACAACGAATTCAAGAGGCAAGTGGGGATTTGCTCAATGGCAACCGATACTCGCGTATGGCAAAGATCCATACTTAACTCAAGGACTTGGAGCGAGGAGCGATATCATAGAGGCAACAGGTTTAGAAAACCAATCGTATGACCACCCATGTCCTAAGCCTCTTAAATTCTGGGAGAAGCTATTATTGCGTGGTAGTCCTAAGGAAGAAGAATTGATACTTGACCCGTTTGCGGGTTCAGGCGTAACCGCAGTAGCATGTGAGAAGCATAATCGCAGATGGATATGTATTGAGATTTCTGAACATTATTGTGAGATAATTCAGGAGAGAGTATTGGGTCGAGATAAATATCAAAAGAGCTTAGAGGAATTTTAAAATGGAACTCGTGAATGCTTCCTTAATTGGTTCTCGGAAAAGAAGACCTTCTGTTAAGTTAAAATTTAGGGAAGGTCGTAATGTAGCTTATTCAGTGCAAAAGGGAGAGTATCCTTATTTTTATGTAAAGCCAGATGAGGAAGTGAAGTTTCCTCACGTTTCACGGGAGAGTGGTTTTGTTTCCTATGACGATAAGCCATTAGATAAAATCTCTTTTAATTCAATAGAAGACCTTGAAAAGGGAAAACGAAACGTAAGTTTTAGCATGGAGTCCGATATTCCCTATTTGACTCGTTATCTAATAGATTCTGGTCTGACATTCGGATTGAATAGAAGGATACTCTATTTCGATATTGAGGTAGAGAGAGGAAATGGTTCTCTTGACACTGAACACGCTCCTCTCCCTATTACTGTAATTGATGCTTATGATAATTTCACCCGGCGACATTATCCTTTCGTATTACGTGATTATGCGATAAGAGGTGTTAAAGCCTTTGTGTTTGACAACGATGAAGAACTCCTAAGGTCCTTCCTCTCGTTTTGTAAGACATTAGATTTCGATGTGATAATTGGGTGGAATTCATCACGCTTCGATTTAATTTACATGTATAATCGTGCTAAAGATAAAAGCATGTTTCAAAAATATCATGATGAGCTCACAATAGGAGAAAGTCAGCCTTTAGACCTAATGAGAGCATATCGGGAGTTTGGAGAGAGAGGAGGACGGTATTTCCTTGACCACGTTGCTTATCTTGTGCTTGGAAGAAGAAAAGACCCTGCTTTGCCTGAACTCCTTCACTGTATGGAAGACGTAACCCTCACAAAAGAAATAGACGAGAAGCTGAAGCTCTCTCAGTTGGTTTTCTCTTTCCAAAATCTTGTTCCCCTCAATACCATAGATATCATGAATAGGAGTAGCATCATTGAGGCATATCTCCTAAAGCGATACCATAATAAATATGTATTACCTAATAAAGGACGAGTGAAGCATCAAAAATATAAGGGTGCATTAGTTCGGGAACCTCAAAAAGGCTTGCATCGAAAGGTTACTGTGTTAGATTTCACCTCGCTCTACCCGTCCATAGTTATGCACTTCAATATTTCACCTGATAGGGACATAAGGAATCCAGGCATTCTTACTGAGACCATAAGGGAATTATTCGAGAGGAGGCTCGAGTATAAGAAATTGTATAAAGAACGAGGGGATACCCAAAGTCAAATATGGAACACCTCGTATAAGTTTCTGCTCAATGCTTGCATAGGCATACTTGGGTATTCAAAGTCAAGATTCTACAATAGGAAGCTGGCAGCTGAGGTTACCGCTTATGAGAGGAAGTTACTAACTTACATCTGGAAACGAGTAGAAGACAGGGGCATTCCTATATTAGCTGGGGATACCGATGCTCTAATGATAATTCATCCAGAGCCCATAAAGATTATGAATGAACTAAATGAGGAATTACACAAAACATGGGGAGAAGAGTTTAATCTCGATATAGATAAGGAATTTGACGTTCTATTTCTTTACGATAAAAAGAAGAACTATTTTGGGATTACAAAAGATGGCAGGTTGAAAATAACAGGAACAGTGGTGAATAGAACCTCGTGTCCCATGTATATCAGGAATGCTCTCATGTCAGCTTACGAGTATATACTCAAGAACAAATGGAAAGAATTACGAGAGCTAAAGTCTCGAGTGCAGGAAGAAATAAAGAAGCAAAACATAATGGACATAGCTGAGTGGATACGCCTCTCCTCAGTCTCTCCCAAAGTGCAAACTTCTCATCTCAAGGCTGCAAAGAACAGACTACGATTATATCGAATACCATATTATGCTGGCGAGAAGCTTCCTATTGTCCCAACTAAAGATAATTCTATTGGCTATTTGGCTATTCATGAGGATATAATTGATGACCTTCCCGAAATAGATTATAGAAGTATCCTAAATAAATGGTTTTATGCTCCTCTAAAAGAAATAGAGGATATATTATCCCAAACTGACTTGAATAAATATATTGGAGGAGAAGAATGAGTCGTGTGGTATTAAATGGAGATTGGCATATAGGTCAAGGCGAGATTACACCAGAGCAAATAAAAGAAATAGCCAAAACGCACTGGCGAGGAGCTAAGGTAATTCTTATGGGCGATTTAATAGACGCTGGTCTTGCTAATGGGATGCAATTCGAGAATGAGCTACAACCACAAGCTCAATTACGCTGGATAAGAACAATCACAAAAGAAATCAATGTGGTCGCTTATTGTTTAGGCAATCATGAATACAGGATATTTAATCAAGTAGGTCTCAATGTCTATGAGGAATACTTAGGGAAGCCCTCACATGAAATAACAATCGACGGTATCAAATTCTATTTCGCACATGGACGTAGCACAGCAATGGATATTTGGAATGAACATAGAAAGCTTCTTCAATTTCTTGATGCCGATGTAATAGCACTGGGACACAATCATGTTCTTGCCAAGCTCGATGTCTTGAGGGAGAATAAACGAGTTACCCTCCTAAGGACTGGTTCGTTGGCAAGAGGATTGCAGTATGCAGTTGAGAGGTCTCTTCCACCAACTCTTCTCGGCTGGGCAGAATACGATACGAGGAGAAAGTCCGCAAGACTGATGATGGTTGATTCAGAAGGTGAAGTGCAAGAGATATAATTCTAATATTTAGATAGGAGGTTTGATATGGAAGAAGGAGAAAAGAAGGAGATGGTCCTCGTCTTTCACAAGGACAACAAGGGTAACGACGTAGCAAGACTTACTAATGGCAAGATAGTCCTTCATCACAGGCGTGATACGTGTCCTGTCATTGAAGGCATAGAATATAAATGTTTGGTAGAGGAAAAAGAGCATTGGTGCTTTGCATGGATAGAGGGTCCTGTGTATTATCCACGAATCATAGTGAAAGCAGACAGGACTTGCATAGGCATGGAAAAGAGTAACACAAGGAGGTTATATCCAGATATTTATGCAGCTATTAATGATTTGAAGAACAGA